GGAGGAGGCGGCGGCGGCGCAGGCCGCGACGGCCTTGAGACGATGCCACCCATTACGTCGTTGTCCCTGCGCTTTGCCGCGAGAACTCGGTCGTACTCGGCCCGAGTGTCGTGTCCTCGGGAATGCCGAGAAATGGATTGCTATCGTCCTGCGATAACAGCAAGCGGCGACCGGATTGACGGCGGGCGCGTTTACGCGCAGCGATCTGCTGCTTGTTTTCGCGTTCCTGCTGGGCGAGGCGCTCGTCCTGCTCTTGCTGTCGCCGCAAAAGCTCGGGATCAGGGCCCGGCGGTGGCGGTGGCGCTTTCGGCTTGGAAAACAACGCGGTCATGCGACAACCTCGCGAACATAAAATAATCGGTTCCGTCAGGGCCGTAGGCCGCTAACAGACCTTCTTCGCTAAATTTAAGCGCTTTTATGAATCGGATGGCTGGTGGATTACGGGCACTAACGGTGCACTGAACGCGCACAATACTTAGCTCGTCCATAAGTATGTCCATGAGGCGTGTGGTTGCCGTCCAAAAAGGACGCACGACAGACGTAAGTGCGGTATCGGTCAGCATCCACAACTCGCACACCCCCGGCCACAGCTTGATGCAGCCCACGATGATGATCGGCTTGCCCTTATGACAGCCGACATATGCGGGGCCCATCTTGTCATACGCCGCAATCACCTGCTCGAATTGCGGGATGTGATCGAAAAACACGCGATCGGGCTCACGCAGGTCCATCATCTGCAGTAGCGCCGGGTGATAGGGTACGATCTGACAATCATATCGCGGCAGACCGCAGGCTTCTGTCAGTGCAGCGTAGTCTTCAAGCAAAGACATCGAAGTCCAATGTCGCCTGCGGCATCCGTGCCCATGTCGTCGGTGCCCGTGTCATCCGCTTATGCTCACCACCACCGAGAACGAGATAGCCGTAGGCGTCACCGATGTGGGAATGCTCGTTCTTGTTGGGCACGTCTCTGTACCGTTCCTGCCCTGCCCCCATACTGACGCGGCTGAAATGATAGCCGCCTGCAAGTGCCTTGCGGGTGCGTGTGCATTTACGATTGACCAGCAGGCCGGGTGCCTTGTCGATGTAGCGGATCATCGGCGAAGCCATCGCCTCACGCCTTGTCTTCCAATCGTTCGTCGCTGCAGGGCGGGCGGTCAGACCCAACGTTTTTAAGTGATCGAATGCCGTGACCTCAAAAATCTGATCACGCTGCTGCCCCGCCGGATCGCCCCATATCATCACCTCGGCCTTTGGAAACAGCGTCTCAAGTTCTGCTTTCAAGGTGTTGCCGAAACGCTCAAGACCCATGTCGAAAGTCACAAGCTCATGAATGATGCGCCACTGACCGCTGACAGAGCGCTGCCCGAAACAGGCGGCAGGCGTGAGGCCAAAGTCGAGGCCGATCTGTATCGGTAGCGACGGGTCATACTCAAGGCTGTCCACGGTCATGCTCTCGTCGTCAAACTCCGGCGTGATGGGCTTGCCTTCTTGGACGTAGGTGTATTCGCCTTTGGCATAGCAACGTATCCAATCGAGTTGCTTTCCACCGACGAGCTGCTCGTAGTATCCGCCCGGCAGGTTGGTGAGGTTTTCGGCAGACGGGTTAACCTGCCACCATTTGCCTGCACTCTGTACGAACCCGTTAAACTCGGGCTCGCTCGGCAAGTCTTCCGCTGGTGTCTCGATCACGCCACCCGGTTGCTTGTAGAATTTCCACCCGTATTCACCCAACGGTGCCTCGCCACCTTCTGCCAAGCGCCACCACCAGTGGTCGTCGTGCATCGGGTTGGTATCCATCCAAATGCCGCGCCACGACGGGCCCCCATCGGCCTGCACCGGGAACCGGCCAACGCGGTGCGTCAGACCGTCGATGATTGCTTTCGGCAACTCCCGCGCCTCATTGATCCACGCGCCGGTCAACTCCAACGACAGCAGTTTTCGCACGTCTTTCGGCTGATCGAGGGCAAGAAATATCACCTCGCAATCGACACCGGCTGCACCGTCACGCGACGGCAACTTGATGTGATGGGTAATCGGCGGCGACCAGTGCGCCCTGCCCCAAATATGCTCGGGAAATATTTCCATCCACGTCTTCAGCGTCGTCGTCCGCAGCATCGGGTAGCTGTTCCGCACGACAGCAAAGCGCGATCGGCGAATACCGTCACGCGGGCTTGGCTTCTGTTTTACAGCGCGGAGCATGATCTCGGCAGCGCAGGCGTAACTCTTGCCGGAACCGACCGGCCCCATAATGCCGCGCACAAAACTGTCATCGCGCAAAAAGTCCCACACGGTGCGGCTTTTTGAGAAATCGAGATTTAGGCTCGCTGTCGGCTCCATCACAGTCTCCGAAATTTATCGATCGGTATCAGCGCCACGGGCTCTATATCCTGCGCGTCACCACGATCCCGGCGACCGCCCATCGACACCCTGTATTCCGGTGCCCCCTTGCCTGCCAACGTGACCCAACCGGTGCGGTCCTGCCATTCCACAGCAAGCACGATCGGCACGTTGGTGACGCGGTGCAGCATGCGGGCTGACATTATTTTGCCGAGAGAAATCATGTACGAGGGGTACGCATGCATTTTGCCTGCCCGACACTTCAATTCGGCAAATCCGACGACCTCACCATTCCGCAGAAACGCATAATCAATGCCGTATCTGATCGGCAGCTTGCCCAACTCGCATGCCCATGAGCGCACAAGTTGCTTGGCAAGGGTGCGCTCTTTCTCAAGTGTCGCTTGGTTTTCGTATAGCGGGCGTGCCACTCACATCCTCATACGTTGTCTCAACAACATCGGGGCCGACCATCTTGATACCGACCACAGACGGCGCATTGCTCTCTGTCGGCGGCGGCTCCAACAACCCGGCAGACTTGGCAAGGACGCGAAGAACAGAGATTTTATCGTGCATCTCCAACTCTAGCGTCGGCTCGCCCTTGTCGTTTTTACTGACGCGGATTTTCTTGATTGCACGGGCTACGTGATCGGGGATCTCGGCAGATGCCTTGACCTGCACGTTGCCCGCCTCGTCCCACGTCACGACGTCTGTGAGATTAGCGGACGCGATGTCGAGCAACGCCTGCGACACTGCGTCCTTGTTTTGCATAATGACATCATTTCGACCGCGAAGACGCCTCTCTAGCGCCTTCACGCCGCCGAAACGACCCGTTGGGGAGCGACTACCGGCCACTCTGCATCCTCCTTGCGCGTGACCAAGATGCTTTTGGACGCCGCACACCCATTGCCGACATTTTGGCGTAAATGTTTGGCGCTGCGCGATTGAACCGCTCCGCAATCTCACCCACAGGCACGCCGTCCTCGTACATCTTGCAGATAAACGCCAACTCCGTCTGCAAATACGGACGCCGTTGCTGCTTTGCAGGCTGCGGTGCGGCAGTCACTTGCTCGCGCAACCACAACCGCTTTAATCGCTTCCACATCAGAACGGCATCTCTTCGCTGTTGCCGACCTGCTGCTGACGGGGCCGCGGCTCCATCATAATCACGCGGGTTTCGTAATCACCGCGATCATTTTTGCTCGGCAAGGGGAGCGCCTCAAACGAGAGATTGAAACCATTACCGGACTTGTTTGCGAAGGCCACGCCTACTTTGGTCCAATAGGTCTTGCCGTCGTTCCCACTGCGGGGAACCATTAAATCATAACGCTGTGCCATCAGTCTTCCTTTCGATGTTTCAGTTTCCGCGTGTATCGTTTTGCGCTTCTCACGACCTTGTGCCGATAAAAACGCAGCGCAGCGGCTGCGGTATTCCTCCTGCGCTTCATGTGCTTGTCCTTTTCTGAAAACACTCAATTTTCGCTACGGGCACGCCGGGAAATTCCTGCCCTGCAAAGGCTTTCAAGGCGTCCAAATTCCGCTCTACATGCTCGTAACACGCCTCAAGACTGCGAAACTCGACTATCCGACCGTGCCGGTGCGTGACCGTCAGAGCGTCATTTTCGTTTGGCTCGGCAAAGGGCAGAAACATGAAGATGACGATCTCGTACATCACAGGGCCTCCACTAACTGCTTGATCAGATTGCGAGCATGAGCAGCTCGCACCGGCTTGACGTGCAGATCACCATCGAGCTGCACGCACAACTCGACACCGCCCTGCTCTCCGGCACGGGCAAACACCAACATCGGGCTGAGTTCGCGACCGCAGGACATGCATTTTCCTGCAATCGTCCGGGTGGATGAGCCGCACCAATCGCATTCGGTCATAAGACCTCCCCTGCCCGGTAGATGCTGTTATCGACAATATTTTTGATCGTGCTCGCATAAAAAGCGCCGCCCTGCTTCCCCACAAAGCGACGAGCATTGCAGTATTCCGCAATCTTATGCAGAGACAGATTGCGCCGACGCATGGCAAAGATTATTCGGACAATCTTCTGCTCGCGCTCGTTTTCCACCAGCCGCCCGTCAACGGCGTCGAAACCTAGCGGCGGGTGGTTATATGCCAATCTCTGCTGCTTTTTGAGGGCAATCGCTTCTGCTGTCAGCGATTTTATACTGACATCGTGGACGAGGCCGTGGCACCTCTCGCAGAGCGGCACCGTTTTACTACCGCCCTTGATTTGCGGCACCACATGATGCTGTTGGATGTTGTCAGCGCTCCCGCACTCAAAGCACCCGCTCATTGGCTCGGGTCTTTCGGAATGAGGTAAAACTTGTCAAGAATGCTCGCATGAGTTGTAGCGAGGGACTCGTGCCGCTCCACGCAGGATGAGAGGGCGGTGTGGTAGCTGAAGAGGATCGCGGAGAGGATGAGAGGGATCAGGCAAAAAAGTGGGAAATATTTTTGTGGGACCCCCCTAACGTCACTGGCCCCCGGGGGCCCCCAAGGGTACACCTCTGTCTCGCCGACGCGATCGATGTACGCCTTG